TGCCTTTATCTGTTGGTTCCCACAAGCGGTTCTGCCGGTACTGATAGCCGTGCGAAGCAAGCAATTTATTCACATCTTTGCCAGAGGCAAGCCCCGCCCTTTTAGCTATGTCAGTAGGCTCCAACATGACATCTTCATCCTTGATAGCATCTTGAGCAGGAGACGCAGCCAGAAGAGGGCGGAAGTCGATGCCTGTCTTCAGCTCCACCTGCTTGACTGCCTCGACCTGGGCGGCATGAACAGGCACACCGAGTAGCTGGGCCATACCTAGCCACTCTGAGGCTATCTGGATTGAAGGGGTGGCAGGGATGGTAGGCTGTGCGTTCTGCTGTTCCAGTTCATGCCAGCGGTCAATGATCGCCAGCCGGTACGGCACCGAGTACCCGCTCACCACCAAGTCGCATTCCCGTCGAGGCAGCCTGTACTCTGTCTGCTCCCTGTTCTGGGCATCGAGGTAGGTGCATCCAAATTTGGATGGATCGATACCAGCCTCTGCCAATACCTTCGCAATATCCCTCTTGACGTGGAAATGCTCCTTCCCCGTCAGCTCCGCAATCTCCCGGCTGGTCATGGTCTGGATGATTGTGGTGGTCAGGTTCATTGCTTGTTCTCCAGGTAGTCGGACAACCTTTTAACTACGTCATAGGTGACAGCCCTGGTTTCGCCCTTCTGGACGCGCCATACGGTGTCGTAGGACAGGCCAGTCGCCTCAGCCACAACCTTCGGCTTGCGGTCGGCCAATAACGTGCGTACTTGTGCAAGGTCGAGCATGTTCGTGCAATCTCCCAAAAAAATTTGTGCAGGGGACTTGCACTCTACCCGTCATCGCGATACGATGCAACCACAGTCACACAGGAGCCACCCATGTCGATCACCCTGAACAACACCCGATCCTACGCCTCAAGGGGACTCAACCTACTGGTCTACGGAGGCCCTGGTGCAGGCAAGACGACTGCCATCAAGACCGCACCAGACCCCATCGTCCTGTCTGCCGAGGGCGGACTTCTGTCCATCTCGGATGCTGACATCCCGTATATCGAGGTCACTGACCTGTCTGTACTGAGCGAAGCCTACAAGTGGCTGGTATCGTCCGACGAAGCCAAACCGTTCCAGACGGTGTGTCTGGATTCGATCTCCGAGATTGCCGAAGTCATTCTGGCCAAAGAGAAGAAGGACTCCAAAGATCCGCGCCAAGCATACGGGGCCATGCAGGACCAGATGGCAGACCTGATCCGTGCCTTCAGGGATCTGCCGGGCAAGAATGTCTACGTCTCGGCAAAGATGGAGAAGTCGCCTGATGAGAACGGTCGGCTCCTCTATCAGCCCATGATGCCCGGCACCAAGCTCGGTCAGGCACTGCCCTACTTCTTCGATGAGGTGCTGGCTCTGAGAGTCGAGCCTGACGGTGAAGGCAATCCCCAGCGTGCCTTGCTTTGCGACCCTGACGGAAGCTGGACTGCCAAAGACCGCTCCGGTCGGTTGGATCGCTGGGAGAAGCCTGACCTGACTCATGTCATCAACAAGATTGGGGGTGGGAAATGATTAGCCAAGACTACCTTGATCGAATTCAATCTTTGGTTGATAGTTTTGTTACCGAAATTAACGAATTAGACTTAGAGGATGTTCAGACCAGAGAAGATGTATATATTTATGTTCTTGATGTCATAACTGGTTTGCGCGAACATTCTGTGATGCTGCATGAAGAGTTCAAAGAGTTCCTGCATTCAGAAGTTAAAAGGAAACTCAAAGAGATTGAATTAAGATCAAATAATAAACTGGAGGACAATACATGACCGACCTTGAAACCCTGGCCGCAGAGTGGTCAGTGCAGAAAGCGCGAGAGAAAGACGCAGCCTATGCCCGTCGCAACATCGAGGATCGCATTGCTTCCCTTCTAGAAGTCCCGAAGGACTTCACCGGAACTAAGCACTTTGGAAATGTCAAGGTCGTCGGGAAGATGACCAAGAAGGTAGATGCTGACAAGGTGGCAGAGATTGCCATGACGCATGGACTTCATGAAGAAGCCAACCGCTGTTTCCGCTTCAAAGCGGAAGTAATCTCCAAAGAAGAGATGAACCCGGCATTTAATGATGCCATTGAAACCAAGCCTGCACGGCTTTCTATCACTGTTGAGGACAAGAAATGAGTTTCTTCGAACAAGAATTTGTACTCGGTCAGAACATTGAGAACACCCAGGATGAATACACCCCTGTCACACCCGGTTGGTATTCGGCTCGGATCGTCGAGGCCGAACTGAAGGACACCAAGGCAGGCACTGGCCAGTACATCAAGGTGAGGTTCCAACTCGATGGCAGTCGTGGCGTGTACCACAACTTCAACATCAAAAATGCTAACCCCAAGGCCGAGGACATCGGGAAGCAGCAGCTCGGTCAGTGGATGGCTGCGTCCAATGCAGGTCGCCTTAAAGGACCGGATGACATGCTCGGTCATTCCTGTCAGGTCAAAGTCGCCATCAAGGATGACCCACAGTATGGACCCCAGAATGTCATCAAGGCATTTAAGAAGGGTGAGGCTGGAGGCGAATCCCCCAAGCCTCAGTCCAAAGACGTACCACCCTGGATGGCAAAATGAGATACCCGCAGATCGAGAAAGTTCTTGATCTGGCTTCCCAAGGATGGGATGCACACCGGATCAAAAGCGAGGTGGACCTGACGCTCTCCGAGGTCCAGACCGTTATCAAAGCAGAGCGGTTCGCCCGCACTCAGCCAAACCCGACTTGCTGCTCTAGGCTCCAATTCATCGCATGGCTCGATGCGATACCGGACTTCAAACATGCAGGCATTCGGTTTTGTCACGACTGCACACCGGAGTTCAAGAGAAAGTCACTCAAGGCTGGCAAGTGCAACCATCGTGAAGTCGTCTTCGGTTGGCGACGCATCTCTGATGGAGAAGGCTACGAACTGGTCGGTGTCCCGCCCAACACACTGATGGTCAACTCCATTAAGCCACTGACAGCCCAGGAGTATTGGGCCAAAGAGATTCCGATGTTTAAGGGGGAAGTGTGATAGCTGACCAAATCTACTCAGCCCTGGAGGCAAAAGCCGAACCACCTAGGGCACACCTGGGAGCCAGCGAGATCGGGCACCACTGCGAACGTTGGTTGTGGCTCAAGTTTCGATGGGCCGTCATTGAGAAGTTCCCAGGTCGAATGCTTCGCCTGTTCCGTCGAGGGCAGCAGGAAGAAGAGTACATCATTGATGACCTCAAGATGATTGGACTCAAGGTTTCTGGTGAGCAGAGACGGGTAGAGTTTTTCCCTCACTTCTCGGGATCGCTCGATGCTGTCATTTATGAGAAGGGGAGTCAGATCGTTGTCGAGATGAAGACGCACTCCAAGAAGTCGTTTGATGATCTTGAGAAGAAAGGGGTGAGGAAGTCAAAGCCCCAGCACTATGCTCAGATGTTGCTTTATATGAAAGGCATCAACGCAACCAAGGCACTCTACTTTGCCGTGTGCAAGGACGATGATCGAATCTACACCCAAACAGTAGATTACGATGACACCCTGGCCAATAAGTTACTGGACCGGGCCAGACGTATCATCACGTCTGACCATATACCTGAACCGGTTTCTACCGATCCCACTTGGTATCAGTGCAAGATGTGTGCTGCCTCACATATTTGCCACGAAGGAGGACACACGAAAGAGGTCAACTGCCGTACTTGTGCCCATCATACGTTTATGGCAGATGGTCTTCACTGCGCCTCATGGGACTATATGGTGCCGGTTGAGTATCAGAGAGAAGGATGCCCCCGTCATGTCCTTCATCCTGATCTGGTGCCTTGGAAACTGATCCCTGATGAAAGTACATCATCAACGGCTACTTTCGATGTGAGTGGTGTCAAGGTCAAGAACGGTCCAGAGGGTATTCCATCTAAAGAGATTATCTCCAACCCGAAGGCATTCGGGACGACTGAGGGGTTTGTCGAGATCTTGAGAGAGAAGGCTGGTGCGGAGGTGGTGGGGTGAAACTCTTCCCATACCAACAGCGAGCCATAGACATGCTCTATGACTGGTTCTACAAGAACCCAAATGGAAATCCCTGTCTATGTATGCCCGGTGGCTCAGGGAAAAGTGTCGTCATTGCCCAACTGGTACAGGATGCCATGCAAAAGTTTGGTGGCACTCGGGTACTGATGCTGGTTCATAGTAAAGAACTGGTGCAGCAGAATTACGAGAAACTGCGAGCCATCTGGCCGAATGCTCCAGTTGGCATCTACAGCGCCAGCATAGGCCGAAAGGAACTCGATGAGCCGATCATATACGGCTCGGTGCAGTCCGTAGCCAATGTGCTCGACAAGCTAGGACATATTGACATCTGCATCGTAGACGAGGCTCATGCAATATCAAACACCGAATCTGGCACATATCGTCGCATCCTCAAGCACTTAGGATGCCGTGTCATCGGACTAACTGCCTCACCCTACAGGCTAGGTCAGGGACTGGTCACTGAGGGCGATGAAGCGATCTTCTCTGACATCATCGAGCCAGTCACTATCCCAGAACTACTCAAGCTCGGACGGCTGTCACCGCTGCGATCCAAGGTTACAGACCACTCGCTTGAGACTGATGGGATACGAAAGTCCCGCGGGGACTATGTAGCCAAGGACATGGAACGGCATTGGAACACCCAGGACCATAATGGGCCAGTGGTCAGTGAGATCATTGAGAAGGGGTGGGATCGTAACCACTGGCTGATCTTCTGCTCTGGGGTTCAGCACGCGCATGATGTGGCAGCCGAGTTTAGACGGCACGGTATCAGTGCCGATGCAGTCACCGGGAAAGATCCGAAGACAGTACGCGAGGCCAAGTTGGAATCCTTCGAATCGGGCGAGATAAAAGCCCTATGCAACGTAGGGATTTTGACCACTGGTTATGATTTTCCGTCAC